TTCTCCATATTTCGGTGTATTACGGTGTATTGTGGAATGTCCACGCTACTATTTAGCTGATGAAAACACATCTGCTAATACCATTTTCGTCTTTTCCAAATTGGCATTGACGAAAGGGGTAAGTCTGTTTAGCTTGTCACGAGTGTCAGGCCAAAGCAAATCATCATCAATATTCTTGTCCCAATAGGGAAAGAACTTCATTGCCATGTTCATTTGAATCATGGCACAAGGGCTCACAATACCCTCGTAGAACTTGTCGAGCAGGAACGGATGTTCTCCATCCGTCACCATGAGCATTCCATTCGGTGTCATGCTCTCTGGCACAGACGCGGCTAATTCTTCCATCTCTGTTTTGAAATGATAGGATATGCTTTCCTGATAGGATCGCCATTCCTTGTATAGCTTCATCGCTTCAGGATTGGTCAGCGTTCCTACCCATACGCTCGGGTTTTCTTGTAGGTTCGCAACGAAGAACTGCTCAATATCATCGCGCTTGCCTTGATGCTTTCGCAGAATCTTCTCGTATACAAAACGATCTCGTCGCGTGCTGAACTTGTCAGGATCGACTTTTACTTTGCCTTGATATTTGATGTAGTCGTAGTTTGTGCCCTTGAAGTGTAATTGAAGGGCGCGAAACATTTGATACGTTTCAAGTGCGTTCATCGTATAGTTGGAAAACCCCCGCCCAAGCTACCTTTGGTCCGCTTGAACGGGGGCATCCTTATCCTAATATGCTACTCGGTTAGCAGTTGTTCTGATCCTTGGGTCACTCCAGATCCAATCGGAATCTGTTGAGGCTGATCCTCTTCAGGAACAACATTCTCCAGATAAACGGAAAGAATGCCGTCAGTCAGCTCTGCGCCTTTCACTTTAATGCTATCAGCTAGTGTAAATTTTTGTTCAAAATCACGCGCACGAATCCCCTGATGAAGCCGTCTTTCTTGCTTCTTCTGATCCAGAGTTGACTTGAGAGAGTTGTCGCGCTTTCCTTGAATAGTGAGAACACCTTCATGGAAAGTGATGTTGATGTCTTTCTGAAGAAATCCAGCTACAGCCAAATCAATCCTGTAGTTATTCTGATTCCTTTCTTGTACGACATCATACGGAGGAAAGAGGGACGCTCTATCTCGATTTACCTGCCTTTCCATCAGATCAAAGATCCTATCAAATCCGACAAGATCGGGGAATTGGGTGGGTAGAAATGACTTTACCATTTTTACATCTCCTTAATTAAGCGAGTTGTGGTTGTTTGAAGACCTGAACTTTCAGCATCTCCATTCGAGTGTATATTATACACTCTATTTCACAAAAGTCAACAGCTTTCGTGAAAATGGTAACTAAAGAGGCAAGTGCGATCCTACTTTGAGCAATCGCATCTCTGTCGCTTCAGCTTCTAACTTGTCTTTTATGGTTGGGCTAACCAGCCTTGATACCATTTCTGGTTCGATACCACACTTCTCTGCACAAGCAAGAATGGCATCCATATACGGCATTGGTCGTTCCCTGATATAATCCTCCACCATCTTTGAAAAATGATTACGGTTTACTACTTCTTCGTTTAGATCCAACATCAAAGTCCCTTTACCCTATTTAGTCATACTTTCATATCGTTTTATGTCAATATGAAGCTCTCGTAGATGATCCCACGGATTAAAAGTGAAGATTTGCGGAACATGATCCTCTACGGCAATCGCTATGACACCTTTTTTGATGACGATATTTGTCATTTCGTATACCATAGCAGCATACGCAGCAATCTGTTTCTTATAGTCTACAATCCACTCTTCTTTTTTAGCTCGTCGGGAAGTCTTGAAATCAATGATAGCCAGTTGCTCATCCCACTCCGCAATCAGGTCAACGCGCCCAGCTAAACGAAGAACATGCGAGACAAGCGGAACTTCCTGCGCGATAACGTATCCAATATTCGCATCGAGCTTGGGTTTCAGATCAAGAAACATTGCGTTTACATCAAAACGATCAGATAGGTAATCATCGTGATTGTTGATGTAGTCTTCGCATACCTGATGAACTAATTCACCTCTATTGGTAGCGTGTCTAGAAATCTTGTTTGCTTCTGCGGGCCCGACTCGCTTCTTCCATTCATCCAGAGATTTTTGTTTTTCTGGATTAGCAGAAAGAATCGTTGTAACAGACGGATAATGTTTCACCTCTCCGTTGTATTCTACAACATAATGTCGCGAACCAGTAGAATAGTCACATCCAATATTCTCGTATACGGATAAATCCTTTAATGGTCGATGTTCAAATCTCATTACTAATCTGCCTTTGATAGTTTCTTTGCGAACTTACGAGCGGCTTCGCGAGCTTTGACGTTATCCGTACCTGTGTTTTCTGGTCGCGAACCTTGTAGCTTCTCACCTAGTTTCGATCCCGGTGTTTTCTCGTGGATCTTTGTCAGAACATCGTTGAACTGAGAAGAAGGTTTGATTACACCCATACGAACCGGATCGCAAATCATAGGCGCACCAATCAGAAGAGTAATTTCTCCTCCACATCCGCGACAAGGTTGTTCCGTTGGTGCGCGGCGATCGTCAACTTTCAGTTGCTCACGAAACTCATCGCCGCATTCCTTACAGGCGTAATCATATATTGGCATCAGTATCCATCCTTATACCAACCTTTACCCTTTAGGACAAAGTTGGTTTTGGAGATAAGACGCTTACATGGTAGATTGCAAGTCTCACTATAAGGTGTAGCACCTTCAAGCGGAACATAGACCGGACACTTTTCCATCGGTTCGTCTTTTATTCCCTGAACGATCTCAAAGGTATGGCCTGCTTCGCACTCATAATCATATGTAGGCATCGCTACTCTCCGTTCAGCCACTCACACATCTTGTGCCAAACATCATTGACAATTTCTCTATGCTCTTCTCTGGTTACACCAGCACCAGCATAGTATACGGTAAGATCACGAATCACAGAGTCAAGCAGGCTCACATCTGGTTCATCAATATGTAACTGCTGCTCATCAATCAAACGATAAAGAGCAGTAATGGCATCTTGACGAGACGCGAGTAGAGCCTGTTGCTTTGGATCAGAATCAGACATCAGATCAAATTCACTACAGACAGATTTAGATTGACATCATCACGAGTAAAGAATTGCTTGACTGCTTCAATCTGCCATTGAGGCTTTTCCTGATCCACATCAATCTTATATCCAGTCACATCTTCATCTACCGAAGTGATCACATTAAACAATCTTGCCAGCGCAGATCCCTTGGAGGTAGCCGCGAACGTCTCGCCAGCAACACCAGTTTCACCTTCAGGCAAAGGCTTCCCTTCACCATCCACATTGACCGGGAAGCTATAGGAACAGATCCACACTCGCGTCACCACTTCAGTCTCGGGTGAAAGCACCTGCTCCCAAACCTCATCAGGGGTAAGCTGAGTCTGTTCCTCAGTTTCGGTAATTTCAGTCGCTTCCGTATCAATAATCTCGTCACTCATTCTCATTCACCTCCATGAGTATATAGTCGATTTTTCATTCTTTTCCAAGAAGAAAATCCATGTATTTCAAGTGCCAAAAACACAATTCCCCAAAACCATATTGAGGACATATTCATCTCAACACCAATGAAAAGCCATATGGCTTCTCCAGCTCCACGAAACGCCCACCCAAGAATGTTCTTTCGTGCAAGAAGAAACATGCCTGTAGCAAGTAGAAGATACCCGATATGACCAAACACATCAAGTATCCACGCTTCGATCCCAAAGATCATCTCAATTCACATTCCTTCTGCGGAACTCTGGTGTAGTTCTCGCCTTCGCGAATCGCCCAATACCAAGATCGCTTTCCATTATCAACACAAAGCACATGCGTCAGCTTCACATCCGTTCCTCGTTTATACCAGAACCGATGATTACTTTCACCACGGCGCCTCGTCTTCACTCCACCCATTATATATGTCTCCTATCCGTTGAGTTGTTCTTTATTTGAAGCGGGTTCATCCACTTCAATCAAGTTTCGGTATCCACATTCAGCGCATCTCCATCGCACCGTAGATGGTAGATTAGTGCCTTGGTCTTCGTGTTTCGTTACCTTGTCACATCGCTTACAGCGAGTGCTTTTATTTTCCAGAAGCATTTCCTTCTCCTTAATATGGTAGGCGCGGTGGGACTCGAACCCACATCTCATCTGCTTTATAAGAACAGGACTCTAACCAGTTGAGCTACGCGCCCGTATACTTATTTCTATTTCTTCCTCTCCAACTTGGTGTCTGCGCGTGACAGTTCGGGCAAAGAACTTCCAAGTTGGTTCTATCGTTATTATGATGATTTCCGTCGATGTGTTCAAGCTCCAGCGTCAAGGGCGCTCCGAGCCAATCGGAGATTCCACATCTATTACATTTATACCCCTGCTCTAATATGACCCGAGTCTTCTTACTATAAAGCCCCAAGTCATCAAAGTCTTTACCAAGTAACTGCTGCCTTCCATATTCAGTGGAGCATTCCCGCGAACAACATCGGCGACCACTGGCCTTTACTTCATTAGGGCAGACGGCACAGATCACAACTTTCTTGATGCCGTTGTGTCCATTATACTTAATCCGTGCGCGATAGATACCAGCTTTCTTGGCACGCTTCTTTATTGCCGCTCCAGTAACATTTTCTCGCCTGCCGATTTCCTCATACGACACACCCTGATCTATCAATAGCTTCAGTTCTTCGATTTCCATAGTCGAACCCCCCCTCGATACTATTTAGTAAACCAGAAAGTTCAACTTTCAAAACATTCATCATATAGCCGCTTTAGTTTCGGCGTAAGTGCTTTCTTGTCAAAGTAATCAATGGTATCAAAGTCTGTTGGCATTGCATCGACAAGCTCAGGAATGAGATATGGCG